CCAAATTTCAGCCTGGGCTTTGAACCAGTGCTCTACGGAGCTGATGAGGAAAAGCGGGAATTGAAACTCGCGGGTGATCCCTGGCTAAAAACGATGATTGATCTGCTGCAAGTTGAGGATATACAGGATGTTGATTTGATCGAAGAGGTGGCTGCCAATGAATGGTTCAGGACCCACCTTCCTCAATGCGAGCTTGAATGAGTCAGGGCACAGTGGGTGCATAAGATCTTGGCTAAGGAGTTCAGGGAAAAACGGATGGGCTATCTTGTGTCGGAGCAGTTCACTGATGAGCACTCCAAGCAGTTAGGAAGACAGCTGACTAATGCCGCCGAGCGGTTTGAAACCATATACCCGCGTCATCGCGCATCTGATACTGTGACATTTATAATGGCTGTGCGCAAGAGGTTGAGGTTTTCCTGCCCCATGAAAGAAGCTGCAAAGTTGCAACAAGCCATGCCATATGGACCCTTCCTACTTAAGGAGTTCTTGAGCCGCGTGCCGCTGAAACCTGCACACAATCCGCTGATGATGGAATTAGCCAAATTTGAGTTTGAGGAAAAGAAAACGAGCAAAAGTGCAGCCACGATCGAGAATCACAGTAACAGGTCTTGCAAGGATTGGCTAGCCGATGTGGGATTGGTCTTTTCGAAATCCCAGCTATGTACCAAATTTGATAACCGTTTTCGTGACGCGAAAGCAGCGCAAACCATTGTATGCTTTCAGCACTCTGTACTGTGCCGCTTCGCACCATACATGAGGTACATTGAGAAGAAGTTGCATGAAGCTCTACCAGAGAAGTATTACATCCATTCCGGTAAGGGGTTGAGCGAACTAGATGCTTGGGTTAAGCGGGGCTCTTTCGGAGCTTTATGCACCGAATCAGATTATGAGGCTTTCGACGCCAGTCAGGATCAGTACATCATGGCTTTTGAGCTATGCCTCATGCGCTACCTGGGTTTGCCTAATGATCTCATTGAGGATTATAGATACATAAAGACGCATTTGGGGTCCAAGTTGGGCAATTTCTCCATCATGAGGTTTTCAGGAGAAGCGAGTACGTTCCTCTTCAACACGATGGCCAATATGCTCTTCACCTTCCTGCAGTACAAGCTCAAAGGGGATGAACGCATTTGTTTCGCAGGGGATGACATGTGCTCTAACAAGAAGTTGCACAAGTCTACCGAACACTCAGGGTTCTTGAGCAAGCTCAAGTTGAAGGCTAAAGTCAGCCACACCAATAACCCCACTTTTTGTGGCTGGAATCTCTGCCCAGATGGTATCTTCAAGAAACCGCAACTGGTCCTGGAGAGAATGTGCATCGCTAAGGAGACTAACAATCTGAT